TTCCGCTCCAGTCTTCAGACAAATAACGAGAGGGATCGTAGCATGGTACCCAACTGCGAATGTCGGCAATGGTGAACCGCTCTTCAGGTGTCTTGGTCATCGAAACGATCCCCCTCTAAAAGCAGGGTTTACAATGCCCATCTCCTTACCATCAACAACGAGCTTCGCCGTTGGCTTCCCGTGAATCCGCACGGCCTTTTCTGCGATCTTAAAGCCGTAGTCGTTCCAGTAGTACCTGAAACGCCCGTCATTGAACGGGAGCGCCGGCCCTGCCGTTGCCACAACCTGCCCGTTATCGGCGACCAGCTCAACGCGCTTGGCCTTTGGCGGCATGATTAGCACGGGTTTGTATGCTCGAGGTTCCGGCGGTGTTTCGTGCCGGTCGGCGTGGGACTTCCAAAGGAGGTTGCGGCGGTACTTCACGTCACCCGCAGGGGTGCGCAGGTAAATGATCGAGTCGATCAGGTCCGAGTTCGGCCATGCCTTACGTTCCGGGCGCGGGGTTTTGTCGTTAGTGTTAAGCCGACCGTTGAAGGCCGGATGCCACCAGAAGTAAACCTGAGCCTTAGTGTGGGCGGCCTTACTCTTCTCAACGTCGCCGTCGACGCACGAGGCACCATCCCAGGAGTAGTTATAGGCACCTTTCGGCGCGGCCTTGTCGCCGTGTATTTCGTTTTTGAATTTACGCGAAAAACCACCTTTCCAGGGGGTGTTTACAGGGGCGCAGCTCGGTGCCTCGTTTGCGACGATCTCAAGGTAAGGATCGGGGTTTGCAAGGTTGTGTTCACAAAACGGGCTGATCTCAATTTGCACTTGCGGGAACGCGCGCTTAAGGATCTCGTACTCCCTAGCAAGCCGGCGCACGGTTGGTATCTCAGCAGCCCCGAAACTATGCGTATCACTCCACAAAAGGTGCACGCGAAACAAGGGGCAACGACCGGTTTCAAGCAACCGCCTGACCGCGGGCAAAGCATTGCCAAACGTGTTAGCAAAGCAACCCGCTGCCCAACCGGCCGGGTGCTCACGCACCGCGAGATCAACAAACTTTGGCAATCCTAGATAGTCTAATCCGTACATGTATCCGCTCCTCTATTCACACGAAAAGGTTTCAGTTTGCCTCGCTAATCCTTTGGGGAACTCAAGGCGGCTATCAGTAAAACTACGCTCACGAAATACAACGTGGTTAGTCGGTTGAACGGTCAAACGCCCGTCAACCGTCTTGATGAAACAAAACTCCTTTGCTTGTTCAGGGTACGCACTAAACCCGTCGCCAACAGGCGCAGCCGTAAACAGGTAGCTACCAACGACGTGCCGACCATTAGCGATTGCAGCGCAATCAAGCCCGGCCAAGTACCGATACTCGAGCACCGTAAACCCCTCGCCGTAACAGTCCCAGGCTTGCGCATCCTCCGGCGTCCAGGGCATCGCGGGCCGATCCTCAAACGCCATCGCATGAGCTGGCACGTTGCGGTAAATAGCCCCACACTCGAGCATCACCGTGCAGCCCCATAACCGACCCGGATACGAAACAAGCCCAAACCAGACGCAGGGAACAAACCGCGGCTTTTGCACCGCTTTGTACACAAACTTGGTATCCACGAAGCAGTACAGATGCCGGGGCAGCTCACCGACTAGCGTATACATCGCGCTCATTATGGCCACTCAGCACAAGCATACATGCCGTTTTTGGAGGTGCGATCAACGACCTCAATCGACGATATGCGCGGGATCTCCATCACCCGCTCAACGATTGCTCGAGGTGAAAGCCCTTCTACGTCGGCGAGGATATCGAGCAGGTCGGCAGTTGATCCGCTTGTCTGATCAAACTCCGGTCCCTCTTGCCGCCACACGCGGATCTCAAAATGGGTAGTGTGAAACTTGGTAATTGATTCAACGAGTGTAGCCATCTTACTGATCCCTTTCCCTGCAAAACTTCAGTTTGTTCAGCGCGGATTGCGGCCAAGGTAGCCACGTTGAGCTTTTATCAACTGACGAAAGTGGCCCAGGGTGCATGATTGAAACGGGTAAGGTCTCGTCGTGAGAAAAACCGAGCATGTGCCCGATTTCGTGAGCGATAGCGATAACTGAATGACGATATCGCGGTCGACCTTCCGCGTTACTCATAAGCGCGCTCGAGATACCGACCCGCTTGCCACCGGACCAGTAGCACGTTGACTCATACGCCTGACCAACGATCCAGAGTGCCCCTTGAAACTGCACAGGCGGCAAAATGGCATAGTGGATCGCTCGTCTTCCCTTGTAACGTCTCCCTGTGAAGTAATCTTCTTCGTACCACCAGTGCGCGTTATCGACACCGTACCCCTCGAGCCGCGTAGCCCTCTTCCGAGGGTTTGGCGCGCACTTGAACCAACGCAGCCGGAGATCTATACCCAGGGGTGCATAGAGCGCTTTTACATCGTCAAACATGCGCCGACCCTCTTCACACGTCACCGAGTGCTCACCGGTCGCAACGACAAGCGACACCGGCACCGTTTGCGCCGAGGCTACTACCGGCACCGCAAACAGGAGGGGAAAGGCAAGGCGTTTGCAAAAACCGCACTTTAAAAGCGCAACTCCATGTTTTGCCAAGCGTTTCACGCGGCGCAAAAACCTTTTACCTTGCCTTTTCCCCACAATCATTTTTCCCTTTGGCATCGCACTCTCAAGCGCGCAGGGTAGCGATCGGCGTTGTTTGACCCACGCCTCAAAGTTGTCGTGCTTGTACCAAAGAAAAGAAGTTTGCCGCGCAGCTTCAAAGGCGTCCTGGCGGATCACCTCGAGCTCGTCGGATGTCACAAACCAACCCTCTTCGATCCGGTCGTCGGGGTGGTACGGCATTAGGTTCTCACCGATAGCGCTTACCCGGTACGGAATGCGGGCGCCATCTTCGCGCAAGTAGGTGTGCAAATGTAATTTACGCATGGCACTCCTCCACAGCATCGACGATGTTTTTGAGGTGCTCGGACAGCCCAATCAGGTCGGCATCATCGAAATATCTGGTAATCTCTTCGCACGTCGCGGTTGCAATCTCTTCGACTTCCGAGAGAGCGGATCTTCCATCCTCAAGTATGTGCACAAGCACCACGCGGCGATCCTCGGTATCGCGCTTCCTGTAGATCCAACCGAGTGATTCCATGCGATCAAGAATCCTTGTCATGTCGGGCACAAGTACGCCCGATGCTTTTGCTAGTTCTCTCACCGACACAGGGTTACCCGGCACAGCGCCCGCAACACGCAAAAGGTGGTAGCTTGTGACCGACATGTAGTACCGGCCCAAAACCTGATTGAGGTGATGGCGGGCTTTGCCTGCTACTGAAAGCAGTTCCCACACGGTTTTTTCTTTCTTACTTAGGTTCATTATTTCCCTCCACAAAACGTCGTAATCTCTCAAACTCAACAACCCCGATCCGCTTGCTATGCTGCAAGAGCACAAATTGCCTTGCCCGCGCTTGCTCGAGCACCAGCTCGGCACCCTGAAACATCGCGGTTCTCAGCATGGCGCCGATCTCCGAGCGGCTTATCGTCACCTCGAACTCGTTCGGGGTATCGGGTATCGCTAGTTTTATTTGATCAAAAAGCTCGCTCATTTAACCCGTTGAAGTGCGCGTTGATTCGCGGCTGGTTGCATGTAGATCGCGGCCTCGGCTACACCTCGGATCTTGCCCTCCTCGTATGCTCGAGCGAGGCGAACGGATGTCAAGTGGTGCCGTATGCCGACCCCCATAACGAAGCCCGCCAGCGAGAAGAAACACGCAAACAACAACAGAAACTCGATATCACTTGTCATACACTCACCCCCCTCACCTGCTTAAAATCGAAATAGTTGCGGTATGCCGGATGCTTCAAAGCAAAGATCCGCGCATAGTACGCAGTCCAGTTGTTCGATACTTTGAAATCCTCGTTTCGCTCGATCTCAGTTTCCCACCGGACCCGCTCCATAACCGCTTTTGCGCCGAGCTTGCGGCGGGTTTGGATAGCATCCAGGGCAAAGCGCTCGAACTGACGCCAGACGAGCGGGTTAGCGAGGAAGTTTTCAATGAATGCGGCAACCGTCTCAGCCGGCACACCTTCAGCAAGTAAACGCTCACGGGCTTGATCAATTCTCAGCATGATTAAAAACCCTCCCTATCGTTGTACGGTCCAAAATCAGGCGCCTCGGGTACTACAGGAGGCGGTTGAATCCAGAACCAAACTCCCGGCCTCCTCTCGCAGTAGAGTTTGCCCAGGCGGTAGTCGTAGAGGCGCCCGTTGTCGTCGCGATAGAACCCATCCTCAAGCTCGTACAGCCGCCGGCCCATGATGATCTCAGTTCGTCCGGTTGGTTTCATTTCGCTACCTCGAGCATGGGCGCGACTCGCGCGGTAATAGCTGGCAGCACCTTGGCCTTGAACTCGTCGCGGGTACGAAGCCCGCCGTACACTTTCCAGAAATGGGCGCGGTTGGCGGCTTCGTCCTCGGACTTCCAAGCGCAGATATCAGGCCACCCGAGCGCCCGCACGGTAGCAACGAGGCGATCACCGCCCTTAGTGCGCAGATACTCTCGCGCCTGGCCGGGTGAGTAGCGACCAAACCGGCGCACGGCCTCAGTCACTACGCCCCAGGCTTCGCCGTCTGTAAGCTCATCAGCGCCGCGCATCCGGTCGAGCGTTGCGTAAACCTGGCCGATGGTTGGCGGAAAGTTCCCCGCGTGGCTCTTGAGTGCCGCGCGCATCACTTCCCAGAACTCGGTCGGCGTCATCGTCGGGAACGAATCCGCCCAGAGTCGCACCATCGGCTCAGTGACGACGAAGTGCGGCCATGCCAAAAACGCCGTAGTCAAAATTTTGCCCATTTCGCTAGTTCGCATCGCGCTCCTCCGCTTCCAGTTTTGCTATCAGGTCGAGGTGAGTTTTTATCTGTCGGTCGGATTGTGACTCCTGACCCATAGCCAGTTCCTCGTTTAAGCCCCTCCAGCCCTTCGCTACGGCACGATCTACGAGCGCCGCGTATCTCCGGGGGTCCGATTCAAATTGGCGCACCTGGATGGCGTATGAGTCGATCAGGCAGGGATGCCCCGAGCGCGCCTTGTACTCGACCCACCGGGCAAGAGCCGCACGAGCTTGCGCGCCCCAGAGCGGAGGGAAATCAAAATCAGCTTCCGAGTAGGTGCGATACTTATCCGCGCGCGCGCGTTTCCGATCATTCTGGTTGTTATTCTGGTTCTGGTTCTTATTCTTATTCTGGTTCTTATTCTTATTGGGGCCGTTGAACGAAGCGTCAACGGCCGTTGCTACGCTCGTTGAACGGTCGTTCAACGAGCGTTGAGCACGCTTTTCAGCAGATAAGCGACCGGCTTCTTTACGTTGTTCCAGCGCCTTCTCGTATCGCTCCATGCGCTCGAGCAGGGATCGGGAACGGATCGCCCCGGTTTCGTCCCTTTCGAACAAACCGACGTTTACGGCTAAATCGATGAAAGTTTCAAAGTCGTTTGAACGCTCGTTCAACGAGAGTGCAACGGCCGTTACCGCGTCGGCCTGAATGCAGTACCGGGAATCCTCGCGCATCACCTCGAGGCACGCGAAGTACAGACCATAGTACGCCCAGCCACCGGCAGCGCGGAGGCGTAGCACCTTCTGATCGGATCGGGCGTTTGCGTCGTGTATGAAACCGGCCGATTCTTTTCGGCGGCGTTGTGGTACACTGTTGTGGGCGGTCATTAGTTGTCATCCTCAACTAATCTCGCCCAACGAACCCGCCCTTCGACCGGCGGGTTTTTTATTGTATAGGCGAGATGGTTCTCGCCACGGTCTGATCGAAATGGTATTTACTTATCAGCCAAAATTGATCCGACAACGTTACTTATCGGTCAAAATAAGACTGATAAATAAAAATGCGGGATCTTCCCGGAGGTGTATCAGACCGTGACACACATCATGTGTCGCCTGTTATAAAGGTAGTCCCCTTACCTGACAATATAAAAAATTGTGATCGTTAAAACTTTAGCAGGTGGGCCACGTTATCCGATTTTGCGCGCCTCAACTTATCGTAGTGCTCTATCATCGCAACGGAACCATGACGAGAAAATTTGGCAACCTCCCGATGAGGCACGCCATCTTCGAGGAGCTTGGTGATAGCGGTAGCTCGAGCGCAGTGTGGGGAAAAAGAGCCGGTGAGCCCGACGCGGCGCATGTATAGGCCAAAGCTCCGTCGTACTGTCCTGTCGTACAAAAACTCGTTGATGGGTTTCCCAGCGCGGTATTTCGTAAAAAGCGGATCGAGGTCGGCGGTATGGTGCCCCCGTCGTATCTGAAGATATGCACGGACGTGCTCGGCAGCCCAGGCGCCGATGCTTTGCTCCTCAGCACGTTGGCGTTTTGTATTGCGGAGCGTAAGCACTATCGACCCCTCTGGCCCCTCTTTAACGTCACCTACGCGCAAGTTGATGGCCTCATTAAGACGCAAGGCGCCCCCGAAAAGCGCCGCTAATAGTGCCTTATCTTGCGCCCCTTCGGCCTCAAAAAAGTTTAGCTTGAAAAGCTCGGCAACGTTTTGAAAAGGGACAAGTTGATGGGGACGTCGGTCGTTGCCTCGGATGCGTTGCATATCGCGCTTAGGTTTTCTCCACGGGTTTGACGTTACGGCAGCAAGGTTTACCAGCTCGTCCCAGATCGATGAGAGCACGATAATCTTATGTTTTACAGTTGCAAGGCTCACGCGGTCGGAGATGGATGCGCTCCTCCCCGCTTGCGCCGGCAGCGTGCGCAGGTAGTTGGAGTACCGCGTCACCTCGACATGGCCGACGGTTTTAAGCCGCGCCGCGCCAGCCGCGTTGAATTCAATGCCGAACAACCCACAAAATTCTTCCAGGATTTTGCGATATTGCCGAGCGGTAGTTCTAGCCTTGAGTTCGAAAAACTGATTTAGATCGTCAAACATTCCCCACGTATCCCGTTTGTCGTTAGAACGAATGTTGATCGACAAATTAACGGGATTGTTGCGTGTGTCCGTGGTCGTTTGAATGAGGCGCAGTGTTGGGCGAGTATTCATGCACACCTTGTTGTGAGCGGCGGCGCTGCCCAGAACCGCCGCTCAAGTTGTTATCCGGTTGTCACCTCTCCGGTGTCGAGGTCGATTGTCACATCACCATCAACAGCGGCGAGAAACGCTTCAACGGCTTTCCGGTCGAGGTCCAGTAGCTTGTTTACATTTGCAAGCAGCTTAGGGGCGTCGGCTTGGTACGCATCGCGCACCGTTTGACCCTGCAAGCTGCACCGCGTTGTAATGACCCACCGGGCAAGCGCGTCAAGATCCTCCCCGTCAATCGCGTTTTGCAACACCTTTGCCGGGTCGGTATGGAACGAAGCAGGTACATCGTCACCGTCGGGCATCGGCATGATGCGGCTCACCTTGGGGCGCTCAACAAGCGTCACTTCATCTATTTCCTCCCTCGAGTACAGGCCGCCCAGGATGTCGGCGAACATATTCCTAACCAAAATCGACACCGCTCGAGCGTACAACATCGCCTTTGGCATCCGTTTCCAGTTGTCTTTAGAGGTGAGCCCGGCGCGGGTGGCATCTTCCCAGGAGTAGGAAGCGGAGTCCGTCCAATCGCCGCGGGTACACTCGAGGGTGCAAACGGTGTCGCTCCATTCGAGGGTTTTGATACGGCCACCATGCGCGATTGCGAGACTCTTCAAGGCTTGCGCCTCGAGCGTCGGTTTGCCGTTTATTACGGTGATCGAGTTGAGCGCGCGGATAGGTGAAAACCCAAGCTCTCGGCCGTACAGGATAGCCGTCAACACGCTCTCGGGGCTCCGGTAGTGGTTTGGCAACATGCCCGACTTGAGCAGCACCACCGCCATGCTCAACTTTTGCGAGAGGTTGTTTGCGTAGCTCTCAATTGACGCTGGCCCTTCCGTAATCGTTGCTAGGTCTTTACTCATATAATTCCCCTCCCCTTTCCTCGTTATTCATTTCCAAAGTGTTCAAAAGTAGCTCAAGCTCGGCCGCACCAACGCACGCGCACGCTTGTGAGCAGTATTCCCCGTGCCGCGCGATCCACCACGTTTTGGTGTGGCGGTATATATCGCGGTCGCAGCACGAGCAGCGTCGGCCCTGGTCGTCGTCAATCGTCCTTGTTTCAACCACTGCCCTACTCCTCCCCGCTATTATACCAGCTTGCCACGATTGCGGTTGCGGCTTGTATAAGGTGCTCACGCGCCTCGGGGCTAAGCCCTGGGTTTTCGGTTGTGATGACGTGCTCGATCTCGGTACGCAAGGAGAGCAGGTGCCGCACAAGGTCGGCGGCGTCTTCTCTGTCGGGTAGCGAGAGTGGTTTTGTTTTGCTTGGCATGTGGTCCTCCTTGACCGTCGGCAACATCGCCGATCAACGCTCTCCCCGCGCACGGGGTAAGCACTCATCGGCGCCGGCATAGCCCTCCTCGAGCTACGCCGGCGGCTTTACTACCTACGCCGTGAAAGCTCCTGTACGTCTTTCGATGACGGCACAGAGAGCGTTACGTCGTTCCCCATTACGTGCACGTTGAAGAACATCCATGAGCCCAAAACCCCCAACACAATCATGTCGGTGATGATCGTTACGGCAACGCCTTTGAATGTGAACAAGTCTTGTTTGATTTCGTTAACTAAACTCATGATCCGGTTACCTCCTCAGTTTCAGCCTTGCAGCTTACGAACAGACACTTAAGCGGTGGCGTTTTGTGGGTCTTTTGCGAGCTATAGGACTCGTCAACCTTCATCACCCATGCCTTTCCCCCTATCTCCAACCCGCTGCAACCGGTGGCGCATACAAGCGCCGCACAGCACAGCAAAACCTTCATCGCTCTTTTCATGGTGTGTTTCCTCCTATGGTTACACGTTAAAAAACCTTGAATGATTTTAAGGGGTCCGGAAAATCCGGACCCCCTTGACAGCCGCGATCACGCTTGGGCGATAGCAGCAAACAGTCGCTCGGTGAGACACGGCACGGCGAGCTCGTCGCGCGTGAACGGGTAAAGCCCGTCGCGGTCGTCGTACCTGACCCAATAGGTAACGAAGCCGAGCCAATCGCGCTCGAAGTGTACGACCTCAACCTCAAACTTATCGCCGAGCCAATCGGTGACGACTGCCCTTGTGCCTTCTGCTAAACGAATCATAGGTACCCTCCTCTAAACCGCGGCATCTTATCCGCGTGTGGTATATATCGTTGTACAAGTAAACTTACTTGAGTGTGATGAAGATAGCAAGCGAAGTTGTGCAAGTATTGTTGCAGTGTGCAAGGAAAGATGTACAATGTAAGTTATGCGGATGAAACTGTTGGATCTTGTTAAGAAAGAGCGCGGGCTTACCAATTACGGCGTGGCAAAGGCGCTTCGGGCGCTTGGTGTTGAGATAACCACCCAGGGGATCGACCACTACGAAAAGGGCAAAGCAAAGGCTATGCGGCTCGATGTGCTGTGTGGCCTGAAAACGCTTTTGGGCGCCAAATGGGAAACCGTCGGCAAAGTGCTTGAGGAGGAGTTTCGGAAGAAGTAGCGGGCATCCTGGGCGCTATATGGGCCGTCTGTCCTTGTAAAGTTGTCCAAGTGGCCTTACCTTGAAGGGATGCGAAAACAAGAAACTCCCGCCTATAAAAAGCTCGAGGTAGCGTTGGCCGCGACCTCCTCAATCATCCCTTACTCGCTCAACAACCGAGTGCACTCGGATCAGCAGGTAGATCGGATCGCCAATTCCATAGCACAGTTTGGGTTCAACCAGCCGATAGTGACGGACGAAAACAACGTCATCCTGGTAGGCCACGGGCGCCTTGAAGCCGCAAAGAAACTCGGCCTCGAGCAGGTGCCGGTTCTCAAGAAAGCCGACCTCACCGAAACCCAAAAGAAGGCGTACCGCATCCTCGACAACAAGTTACAGAACGATTCGACCTGGGATCTAGAAAACCTCGAGCTGGAGTTGGACGCCTTAACAGAAGGCGGGTTTGACTTGAAACCCTGGGGGTTGGATGAACTGGCCGGCATGTTCGCCGAGGAGCCGGTCGTTGAGGAGGATGACTATGAGGCACCTGACGCGAACGAGGTTGAAACGGTCATTAAGCGCGGGGACGTAATAGAGCTCGGGCGGCATCGGGTTATGTGCGGGGATAGTACGAGCGCCGAAGATGTGCAGCGGCTGATGGATGGGGCAAAGGCGCACTTGTGGATCACTGACCCGCCCTACGGTGTTGGATACGAGTCTGCGGGCAGGCGAGGAAAAGCAAACCAGCACGCCGACATTGAAAACGATTCAATGCCGCTCGACAGCATGGCAGTTTTTTGGCAATCGGCTGCCGAGTGTGCGTATGAGTCATGCACGGACGCCGCTTCGTACTACTGGTTTGCGTGTCAGGGGGGGGACCAGATGATGATGATGATGATGATGAGCATATCGCGTGCCAGATGGCGAGTTCGTCATGAGTTGATATGGGTCAAGGATCAGATGGTTTTCGGTCGGTGCGACTATCACTACAAGCACGAGCCAATCTTGTACGGGTGGAAGCAGGACGGAACGCATGAGTGGCACGCAGACCGAAAGCAGACGAGCGTTTTAGAATACGAGCGGCCAAAAAAATCAGACGAGCACCCCACCATGAAACCGGTGCAGTTGGTCGCGTACCTTGCGGTCAACAATACTTCCAAGGGCCAGTTGATCCTCGACACATTCCTTGGCTCCGGCACCACCCTGATCGCCGCCGACCAAATAAACCGCACCTGCTATGGTATGGAGATAAGCCCGCAGTATTGCCAGGTCATCGTTGACCGGTACAAGGCGCATTGTGACAAGGCAGGTAAGCCGTTTCAGTGTAAGATAAACGGAGAAGATGTATCGAAGTACATTAGCGACAAAGGCGCAGGAGCCGACAAATGAGCCGCAAGCCCTGGGAACCGAGCGAACAGGATCGCAAGCTAGTGGAGAAGATGGCGGCGTGCGGCGTCCCGCAGGACCAGATCGCCGCGGTGCTTGGGCGCGACCCGAAGACTCTTCGGAAGTATTGCGCCGAGGAGCTCGACCACGCAGCAACCCGAGCAAACGCAAACGTTGCGGCATCGCTGTATCAGGCGGCCATAAAGGGGAACGTAACGGCTCAAATCTTCTGGTGCAAAACCCGGCTCGGATGGAAGGAAGTGCAGCAGGTTGAGCACTCAGGAAAGATCGAATCCATCACTGTGAACGTTGTACGAAAAGAGCCGCCTAAGTGAAGGTTGAACTAGAGCTCGGATTGTGGCCTCGCCAGGAGCAAGCGTTCCTTACAGAAGCAACCGAAGTTTTATTCGGGGGCGCCACTGAAGGGGGAAAAAGTTTTTTCATCCGAGTTGCATTGATCGCGTGGTGCATGGCAATCCCCGGCCTTCAATGCGTACTGATTCGAAAAAAGTTTCAAGACATCATCGACAACCACGTTGAAGGGCCGACCGGTTTTCGCGCCTTGTTGGCGCCTCTAGTAGAGCAAAAGGCGGTTAAGATCACCGAGTCGGAAATAACCTTCCCCAAAGGCTCGCGCATAGCGTTTATGCACTGCCAGGATGAGCGACAGTTCTCGAGCGCGCAGGGCGTGGAAAAGCACGTCCTCGCTATCGACGAGGCGACCCAGATAAGCGAGCGCCTGATCAGGTTTTTCCGCGCGTGGGTGCGGATGCCGAAGGAAATGAAAGACAGTTTGCCGGCAGAGTGGCGCGGCAAGTTCCCCCGCATCATTTATACCGCCAACCCTATCGGGCAATCGGTTTCCTTTTTCAAGCGCAACTTTGTTGAGCTATGCCGCGACGAAAAGATTGTCCAGGTCGACGGCTTCAAACGCCAGTACCTCCTCTCGAGGTATACCGACAATTACTCAGTGGACGAAGACGCGCACAAGGGGCGCCTTGACGGTATAGGTGACGAGCAGCTTGCCCGAGCGTTGGACCTCGGCGACTGGAACGCCATCACGGGCGAGTTTTTCCCGGAATGGGACGAGGACCGCCACGTTATCAAATACGACTTCCGGGTGCCCTCGCACTGGACCAGGTTTCGAACCTTCGATTGGGGAACCGCAGATCCATTCGCCGTGTATTGGCTGGCCGTGGCCGACGGCGAGCCCTTCACCGACCGGGATGGTAAAACCCGGTGGTTACCTCGAGGATCGCTCGTTGTATATCGCGAGTGGTACGGGTGCGACCCAACCGACCCGGCAAAAGGCGCACGCCTCAGAAACGAGGAGATTGCACAAGGGATTGTATCACGCAGTGATATAGGTCACGAGAACGTCCCAACGCTGACCGATTCCCTTCCCTTCCAGGATAGAGGAGGTGAAACAATCGCCGACGTATTCCGGCGCCACGGGGTGATCCTCACGCACGGCGACACCTCGCGCATACCGGGATGGTCACAGATGAGGAGCCGGTTGATCGGCATCCAGATCGATAGCAACGACCCCTTGCGATATCCCCTATTGTATGTAGCAGTCGATTGCAAGTATGCTAGAGACTACATTCCGGCCCTCCCCCGGCATCCATCCGACCACAAAAAGGAAGATGCAGCCGAACACGGGGAAGCAACCCACGCCTGCGACGCTATCAGGCTCGGTTGTATGGCGCACACAATCATAAAAGATAAAAAGCTTCCGACAGAGGCGCGCATACAACGCGCGCTTGCTGCCAAACCAACAATTAAGAAGATCGCGGCACGCATGGGCTATGGCAATATCGGTTGAAGAAGTGAAGGCGTTCATTGAGGACGCAAAGAAAGCGCGCGAATCGTGGCTAGTGTGGGCGGATCGCTCATGGGCCGAGATAAAGAAGCGCCAACGAAACAACCGTCTTTTGAGTGTTACCCCAAACAGTGCAAAGCGCCGCGCGAAGTACCCCGCCTGGTACGGAATCTTTAAGATCCGCCAACCCCTTCTTCTCTCGCGTACAGGTATTCCAATCTGCAAGGACTCGACCCAGGACGGCACCGACAATGTGGGCGCCTCGGCCGCGTTCTTCAAAGAGCGGCTTGCAATCAACCTCGCAAAGTCGTTTCCCTTCTTTGACGCCCTGGCGACCGCTCGAGATGATTTCCTGGTGACCAATTTTGGCATCTTGCGCGCGTACTACGAGCGCGATGAGGTCAAGCAGAAGGTGAAGGAACGCATCTTCCCGCAGCAAATGGAGGGTACCGAGGACGTTGTATTCATCGACGGCGCCGGCGATATCGTTGAAAGTGACGATATAGGGCAGGACGACGAAGGCTACTTCATCGAAACCGATGAGGTTGTGGACGTAGAAAACGAGCGCGTGTGTTTGGACCAAGCCCTCTACAAAGAGGTTTACATCGACCCGGACATCAAGCGCTTCAACCGGTGCGAGCGGATGGCGTTTGAGCTTCACTACTCAGTGCCGCAGTTCAAGGCCGTCTTTGGCGCTCGAGCGTACGCAGCGCTTGGAAAGGCAGACGACCCAAAAGACGGCGTCGACGAAGCCGCACCGAAGCGCCAAACCATCAAGGTATACGAGTATTGGGATAAGTACGAGCGTAAGGTGATGTGGGTGCCCGAGCTGGGAAGCGAGTTTATCACGCCTAAGGCAATGCAGATGCCCGAGGAGTACGATGAGGGAGAACAGCCCAACGGCCTGTATAACCTCGAGCACTTCTTCCCGGTGCCTGATCCTATCCTCTCGAACCAAGCAACGGATGAGTTCTGGCCCGTCCCAGAGTTCTACCAGCTCGTAGAGCTTATCGAGGATATCCACACGATATTCAGCCGCATGATGGCACTCACCAAGGCTATCCGCGCGCGGGTGCTCTTTGACAACAACGTGGAAGGCTTGCAAGAGGCACTAGCCGAGGCAACTGAAGGCGATGCGTTCGGGGTTCCTAACCTCTCTCAGTCGCTTGTAAACAACGGCGGGAGCCTTGATTCTGTTGTGCAGTACATTCCGGTTGAAAAGATGGTGTCGGCCCTGGCGCAGGTATACCAGGCGCTCGAGCAGCGCTTAAACACCCTCTACCGGCTTACAGGCGTTTCGGATCTCCTTCAGGGGCTCATCGCCGACGGCACACAACGCACGTTCGGCGAGCGGCAGATGCTTGAGAAGTACGCGCTCAACCAGCACGCCGAGCCGCAGCGCAAAATGCAGGAGTTTGTGCGTAACTGTTACGATCTCTTGTGTGAGATGGCGCTGAAAAACTTCAAAGATGAATCGCTCGAGCGCTACATGATGCCGGCGACCGCGCCCCAGGTTCACCAGCAGAATTTCAAGGCAGCACTCGACCTCCTCAAGGACGACCGCAAACGGTTCCGCATCGAGCTTGAAACCGATTCAACCATTGCCCTCAATGAGCAGTACGACAAGCAAATGAGGGTGGAGCTAGTAAACACCCTTACCAGCGCGATTGAGAAGGTGGCCGGCATCGCGGCATCATCGCCGGCACTGGTAGCGATAGAGCTCCACGCGCTGAAATACATGGTGCAGGGCTTCCGACAGGGTAAGATGTTTCAGCAGGAGATCACGCAGGCCATTGATCAGGTTCTCAAGCAGATGCAGGAAGCCGCGCAACAGACCCCGGCACCAAACCCTGAAATGCTCAAGTTTGAGTTTGAGAAGCAGGTGAAGGAATCAGAGCTGAAGCTGAAGGAATACCAAATCCTCTCAACCGAGCGCATTGAAACCGCCCGTATACAGCTCGAGCAGCAGATGGCGCAGCTTAAAGGCCAGATGGAGAGCTACACCGTACAATCCGACGAGGCTAACCGTAACGCGGATCGTGCGATACAGTACGAGAAGATCCGCAACGATATCGCAGTAAGCCAAGCCCAGATTGCGCAGCGCCAGGGCGAATTGCAGCTCGAGGCGCAGCGGCTCACCGATCAACGGGCGGCGAATGAGTACGATGCACAGGCATCCGAACGGCTTGCCATGTTTGACTTCGAGCTAAAGCAAGCCGCGCAACAGCTCGAGCAATACCGCATCCAGATCGACGCAGAGGAACGTTGGGCGACCGAGAACCGCTTACAACGGGAAGCGCAATTGAATGAAATGCTGACCAACGTAGAGCTCGTACAGCGGCAAAACAAAGCGCAAACCGAAGCGCTCGCAGTAGCGGCAAAAGCAAAGATTGCATCGCAAATCCTGGGGTCATAATGGCAGAGCAGAAGATACAAACCCGCGTGTTTCAGTACGGCGACCCAAAGGAAAGCACCTGGCCTCCCATGTTCGGCAAGGGCGGCTCAGGACTCTACCACCGAGGGGAAGATGGCAAGTTTCACGAAGGGCCACCACCACCGCGGTTTGAGAAGTTCGGCGAGGCACCCTACGTCATTCAGGACACCATCGCCCCGTATCGCCACCCGTCAACCGGCGAGGTGATAGAATCCCGCGCAAGGCTTAACGCAACTGACCGCGCATGTGGTACATTCACCACCGACAAAAAACAGGATTGTACCGATATCCGAAAAAGCAGAGAGCGGCAGCTTGCCGTCGAGCGTAAGAAAGATATCCACGAAGCCATGCGGAAAGCAGTAGCCGCGGTTGATTCCGGTAACGCCCCACTATCGGAAGAGACACGGCATCGGTGCGAGGTACAAAACAGGATCGTCTCGGATGCGTTGGGGTTTGACGCCTTTAATGTATGCGGAAAGAAAGATGACAGACGAGGAAAGAAGTACAGAAAGCGCACCTGATGAAACAGCCGTTGTTAAAGAAGCAGGTGAAACCCTCTCGTTGCGCGATGCGCTCGAGGTAGCATTAGAGGCTCAAAAAGATGACGCTGGAAACGATGAGGGAGTGGGAGCGCCGAGTGCACGAGCAGCAACGGACGCTGAACCGGGAACTAACACCGGAGGAGATGCTGGAAACGTATCGGCAAGCGATGAGCCACCCTTACAACCGCCCGCCGAGTTCAACGCAGATGAAAAGGCCGATTTTCTCTTACTGTCAAGAAAGCAACAAGAGGCGCAGATCAGGCTTCATAAATCGCGTTTGTCGCGCCTGGAGGAGATTAAAGCGGCGTCTCGGGATTATGAGCACGTTAAGCGCCTTGCGCAGCAAATAGAGCCGTACATCAAAGCGCGCGGGATTAAAGAACCCGCGGATATAGCGATACAAAAGGCCGTTGCACTATGGTCGGAAACTAAAGCAGACCCAAAGCGTTCGGCCGCGGCACTCTTGAAGGCAAACGGATTACCCGTACCACGCGAATTACTTGAGAGTGAGACGCGTGACCCAGACGAAGAAAAACTTAGCCCTTTGCAAGAGCGCTTAATTGCATTAGAGTCAAGGATAGTTCGTGAGGACCAGGAAAAAGCGGCGAGCGCCCTTAATTCGATCTGGTCCTCATTTGAACAACAAAGAAATGCGGCCGGTTCAGCACGTTTCCCCGATATACAACCTGATAAAGGTGAGTCGGGACTCCAGTTAGCTACCGAAATCGGTTCCCTCGTTTCTGGAAAAACCCCCTTGAGTTTGCAGTTTATAAACTCAGTGCGCGCGAGAAATCCTCAAGCATCGGCAGAGACTTTAATCACCGAGGCATACAGGTTTCTAGGCGGCAAGGTGGATGATTCAGATGCCCCGAGGACTCACACACCGCAACAACACTTACACAAATCAAATCGCGCAGCAGCGAGCGTTCCCGGGCGCGGCGCCTCGAGTTCATCGAGTGGCGTTCGTAAGTTCAAAACGTACCGAGAAGCACTCGAAGCTGCAAAAGCAGAACTAGAGGGGTGATCCGCATGGCGTGACTCACCCTTCATCGGAGTGAGTAACATGGCAGGATTATCAGAAATCCAGGCTACCACCTGGGAATACAGAGAAAAGAAGCCCGCTGACGCGGTTGCAGATAACATCCCTCTCCTCTTCGCGATGAAGAAGAAAGGGCGCGTTACAACCATTAACGGTGGTCGCGTTATCTGGGAGGATATCAAGTACGCTCAGAACAGCTACGTTCAGCGTATCGACCCAACCGAAGAAATCACGCTCGGCTACAACCAGACGATCACAGGGTTTGAATACAGCCCTAAGATAATCGTGGTTCCTGTAGTCGTGAATGCACTTGAGAAGGCACAGAACGCGGGAGATGCTCAGTTCCTTGACCTCCTCGAGCAGCGCAACCAGGTTGCTGAGGATTCCTTGATGAACAACATGGAAACCGACCTCCAGGGCGATGGCACTGGGTTCGGTGGAAAGGCGTTTGCGGGCATCCAAAGCTATATCGCTACGAACGTTTCAACCGGCTCGTATGGTGGACTTGCTCGCGCATCGTACACCTCGATCCGCAACGCAACGGTTAATGCACCGACCACCTTCACTGGCGCTACTGACTCGAGCAACATCGAGAGCCGTTTGCGTCACTCAAAGAACCTCGTTGTTAGAAACGGCGGCCCTGAGTTGTGCCTAGCAGGATCGACTTACTACAACGCAGCATGTGACGCGATGAGCGCCAAGCAGCGGTTCACGCAGAATGAAGAGATGTTCAAGGCTGGGTTTGACAACGTTGTGATCGAAGGCATGACGATGGTTCTCGCTGGCGGTAAATCGTTCAGCGGTGGAGCTCGTATCGCTGCTGATCGTTGCTACGGCGTCCGTTTGGAAAACTTCGCCCTTAAGATGTACAAGGGTTTCAACTTCCAGCCGGTTCCAGAGCGCGTTTCCGTCAATCAACTCGTAGACATTTCGATCACGGTCGGTATCGGGCAGTTTACCTGCAACGGCGCTGGCCTCTCGTTTGTTATGTTCGATTCCTAATAGGGGGCAAAAATGAATTTAGCAGGATTCAATTTGAAAGAGGCGGATGACGTTGCATCCGCCGGCTTAGGTGACGAAGTAAACGTTGGCGGGAACGTGTGGAAATACGTCCAGGCAGACGGCGCGATCGCGCAATATGCAATAGTCGGACTGGAAGCCACAAACGAGGCCGTTGAACTCACGAGCACCATTTCTGGCGCTCGTCCAACAGCAGTAGGACTCGCGCAGTTCGCTTTTGCTGATAACCAGTACGGCTGGGTGCTAGTTGGTCCTTTCTCGGTTGACGAGACAGGAACCGCTTTCAAGGTACTCACCAGTGCAGCATCAGCGGTTGACGTTATCATGTACACCTCGGCAACAGCCGGGAAAGTGGATGATGGCGACGGCTCGGGAGACAAGATCGCAGGTCTTGTACTCACGGAGTCTGGATCAAGTGGCGCAGGCACGTTCAAGTGTCAGAGCGTTTGCCGTATGACCACAAACTGCGGTGTTTAATTAGTTAGAAGGTAACGACAATGGATCTATCCCCGCTCAACAACGCAATTCCCACGTTTGGATCTCCGACTCTTGAAGGGTTAGAGGTCGGCCCCGGTGTTCAAGATGGACAACGGATCGGCGGCAGCTCTAAACGGCAATACGTCCGGTTTTACATGAAACGCATGGCAGAACCCTACGCGGTTGAAGTGCGAATCAACGAAAAGACCGGAGCAACGCAAGTCTTAAAAACTGCGGTGCGCGAGGTTGAGCGGGAAATGGTCCAGGTCGTTACCCCTGGCGATAAAAACGAAGTCGATGACTTCGCCCAGGACTTTCACCGGCGTGAGTACTGGTCCCAATATCGGGCGTTTCGTGACGGGAAGGGGATACCCCTCGGAACACCCATAGAGGATTGCCAGTACATCGCGCCGAACCTAGCGACGGAGTTGAAATACCTCGGGGTGCATACCGAGGAGCAACTAGCCGATGCGGCCGATCTCCTTGTTGAACGCTTACCCGACGGGTACAGCCTTCGGGAGTTCGCTCGAACAAACTGCAAAGTGAAGGTCGACAACCAGAACGCAGGATCGATCAACTTGCTCAAGGCAGAGATGCTGAAACTGCAAGAGACGATCCAGGCGCAGGCCGCCGCACTCGAGTCGATGAAGGGAGCCATCGTTACCCCTGACGGTGAACCAGTCGCACCACGACGCGGTGGACGGCCTAAAAAAGTAGACCTAGAGGCATAACAATGAAGAGAGTCGCAGAACTAATGGTTTTGGTCGTTGGTGTGTTGAGCGCATCGGTTGTACACGCGCAAACCACACCGAAATCCGCGCAGTTTGCAAGCGGCTCTCTTGCGTTCGGGAGTGTCACGGGAAGTTACGTGAAGGTGCTCGACGGTGCGGTGCAGTTCCGCAATATCGACATTCTAAACGCTACCGATCAAGACGCGTTATGCAGTTGGGACGATGGCACGACATCGGTCCGTGTGCCAGCGTATTCCTCGTTTAACGGCGACCTCCGGCAGCTCTCGTTGTTTGTGGGAGCTACGGAATTGAAGTGCAAGCACGCGGGTGTAGCGCCGACAGTGGGCAGTATAAACGCTTTCGGGATGTACTAAGATGAAACGAGCGCTTGCCGTAATCCTTAGCTCTCTACTGGTTGCAATGCCAGCCTTTGCGGATCGCACCGTATACGCGCCTGTGAGGCTTGCTCCTACGGCTACGGCTGGAACCATTTTGTTTGGGGATGGCACAGCCGCAGCTCCTTCGATGAGCTTTAGTGCGGATCCTGATAACGGGATGTATAGAGCAACCTCCAATGTCCTAAGTTTTTCCGCAGGTGGAGTAGGGCAAGCGCACATTCAAAGCAACACGCTTTGGTTTGGAAGGGCTATTGTTATATCTGGCGCAAACCCCACAAACTTTGACGTAATTCCTGGCTATTCTAATAGCACAGATATAGCGGGGACAAATCTAAGAATATCGGGTGGTCCAAGTACGGGCAGCGCAGCAGGCGGCGCTCTGATTTTCCAAACTTCGCCAGCAGGATCAACTGGAAGCACTGCTAATTCTTCCGTCGAGCGCATGAGGATCACGTCAGGCAACGATGTTTATTTCGGCAACGGCACCACGAACGCCTCCCCCGCTAATCCCACCATACGCGCTACGGGAGGAACGGGATCAAACGTAGCGGGCGGCGAGCTGAATCTTTACGGCGGACAGAGCACCGGAAGCGGCGCGGGTGGTCCGATTCGCTTTTTTACCTCGGCAGCGGGATCGAGCGGGAGTAGTCCCAATTCAAATACCGAGCGAGTGCGCGTTACGTCTGACGGCGATCTTCTTTTTGCTGGCACAACCCAAGTAATTGCTTCCAACACCTCCGACGGCTCAGACAGCAAAGAGCTATGGCTATCGGGAGGTGGGACACCGGGAGGCTTTGCGCGTGGTGCTCACCTTCGCCTTCAAGGCAATGAGAATGTCAATAACGGCAGTGCCGTTCTTCAGAGCGGCGATAATTCAAGCTCAACGGTAACTATTTCGGGTCGCGGGTCTAGCTCATCGGTTATCTTTCAAACCAATGGAGGAACCGAGCGCATGAGGATCACCTCTGGTGGTACTGTGTATTTTGGCAACGGGGATTTTAGTGCATCTCCCGCCGCGGCCACACTACGAGGAACAAATGGACAGGGAACCGATATCGCAGGGGCTGAATTAATTGTTCAGGCGGGCGCTGGGACAGGCAACGCAGCATCGGGGGCCGTTACCTTCAGAACTGCAACGGCAGGAGCAAGCGGATCAGGAACCAACTCATCATCTGATCGCATGCGAGTCAAAACAAACGGCCAAGTCCGCTTTATGCCCCTAGCCGCCGACCCCGCAGGAGCAGAAGACGGCGACGTATACTACAACAGTGCAACAAATAAACTAAGGGTCCGCGCTGGCGGCGCTTGGGTAGATTTACACTAAAGGAAAATACATGAAGCAGATAGTTTTTGGTTTGGTTGCAGTAGTAGCGTTGTCAGGATGTGCGGCTAAGGTAGTAGAGCAGCAGATTGCAGCGCAGCAGCAAGCATTGTTCATGGTAGGCGCAAAGGTCTTAGAGCTTGAGGCAATCGTAAAACCCGAGAAGGCAAGCGTTATCAACGCAGCCCTTTCTCGAGGCGAGGTTCAGATAGATCCCCCTGATATTAAGCATGACAAACAAACCAACTCTAAGGAGGACTAAAGACATGCGATCCATAGTAATAATGATTTCACTTCTCTTGGCGGCCGTTCCAGCGTACGCCGACACGTGCAGCAAGAACCTTGTCCCGACTTTCACCTCGGCACAAGCAACGCTTGTTTGCAAAAAGGGTTTGCAGCAGGTAGAGCCAACGGACAACTTCGAAACCGTAGCAGCCGCGGGAAGCACAGCGGGCAATGCCGCCGCGCTCTCGGGCACTAAGTTCTTTCACCGCGTAACAGGCGCCGACGGCACCAAGGGCGTAATTCTCGCCGCAGCCGCAGCCGGTGACGTTGGAGAGGTCCACACGATCCTCAACACGACCGCCGGAGTTCTCAAAGTGTATCCGGCCACCGGTGGAACCATCAACGGCGCCTCGGCAGATGCAGCTTTCTCGGCTTTGACAGGTATCAAGCCGATTATCTGCTACACCACGGCGGCGTCAACTTGGATATGCTCGTAGTCGAAAGGAGGTGATCCCTTCTCGGTTCGGTAGTTTTGTTGTGTCCTCATTAGGGTCGGAACGTGGCAACGATAAAGGAAATCATTCAGCAGTTCTGTTATCGGGTGAATGTTCCGGCCCCCTCTTCCATCGTGGGCGTATCGTCGCCAACTGAACAGCAGTACCTTTCCCTCTTTAAGTTCGTCGGCGACAACCTACGAAACCGCCCCTACCAGTGGCCGCAGCTAAAACGCGGGTACACCTTCACCACCGCTACAAACCAAAGCAAATATCAGCTCCCCGGCGATTTCTACCGTCTTCTTGATAGCTCTCAGTGGGACACAACGAACAACTGGCCCCTCAGAGGTCCGATATCCGACTTTCAATTCAACGTGCGGCAATTCGCTGTTGTGAGCCTTCAAACGCGCAAGGCTTTCCGCATCCTAGGCGCTACAAATTACCTCTACAGCACCTCACCGTATAACAAGCGCTCGGCCGGATGGTTTGAGATCGACCCGGCAGCGGATAACAACACGGACGAATTGTTCTTGGGCTACCTCTCGGCAAATTGGATACAGCCGCGCGATTGGACGGCCTCAACAGCCTACAACCTAGGCGACATCCGAAGCGGTAACGGCTACGTGTACCGAGTCACCACCGCTGGCACCAGCGGCACCACGAGGCCAAGCGTAGCAACCGGCACTGAGGTAGATGGCACTGTGACCTGGACGGTATACACCGAGCCTTACGACTGTTCAGCCGCCAACGCCGCGCTTAACGATGCAGACCTTTGCCTGTTCGACGATGACCTCATGATTGAGGGCATGCGGTGGGCGTATTTCCGCGCCAAAAAGCAGGAATACGAGCAAGAGCGGGCAGACTGGGAGCAGATGGTAAAGAGCGCCTACGCCCGGTTTAACGGCCCTGTGCGCGTTTCTATGGCAGACGAGTACGGCGATTATTTCGATTGGCCGAATATCCCGGCTGGCGGGTGGAGTGTGTAAATATGGCAGAGCAGCAACCCAACCCTCAGATGTTTGCCGGCGTTGATTTCTCTCAGTATCCAAGCTGGCAAAAGGTAGTTACACCTCGAGGAGCGGTCCTGTATGTAGTTCCTGGCACGGGCTGGGTGTACGATCCGTTTCTCTCGGCAGCCAAGGGCCGGCCGGTTCTATCGCCTAATCCTCAGCAAGAGATTGACGATAGGCAGCGCGTCATTGACAACCAAAACGCAAACACCCGCGCGCAATCACCCGAGGGGCAAATAATACCAGTATTCGGCGGCGTGGCTGGCACGGTCGGCGGAGCAGCGGCGTATAATTACATCAGCAATTCAGGCAAACCCTCCCCGACAATAGATCCGCAAGTTGACGCGCAGGTGGTAGTAAATCCTACTCCTCCCCCTGCCACATCATCGCAGGGTTTTGTGGAGGGAGCGCAAACCGGCGCAAGTGTCGCGCCGGTCGGTAACACCATCCCGGCCGGGTCGCCGGTCCCTGCCGGATATACAGCGGTCGGCACAAACCCCGACGGTGGCACTCTCGTAGCGCCCACGAGCCAGGTGAACGCAATTCCCGAGGAAGCATTAAACGATCCCGGTTTTCTGTCCTCGGTGAATTGGGGACAAGTGGTACAAGGCGGCCTTGGGCTTGCGCAACTCTATGGCGCGTATAGAGGCTATCAGAAGGGCGACTATGTAGGAGCCGGGTTATCCGGTGCAACCGGGGCGGGCAATATAGCGCTTGCTACCGGCGTAGCATCACAGGGTGGCACAATGGCCACACAGGTGATCCCAGGGCTCAACATCGCAACCGGCCTGTACACGGGCTACCAAACAGCCGACGCCATGGGCGACATGGCCGCAGGAGGCAAGCGCACGAGAACGGGCGTTATTGGTGGAGCAAGCAGCGGCGCCGCGATTGGTGCCGGTGTGGGTTCGCTTTTCTTTGGCGCAGGGGCAGCACCGGGCGCCGCGATTGGTGCAGTAGTCGGCGCAATAGCAGGCTTGGCGGGGGATAAATTCGGCAGCTCCAAGGGCAAAGCGCAATTCATGCGGGACGGCATACGCACCGAGCTGCAAAAGGGCGGTATCCTCGATGAGAACTACCAAGGCACACTCGCCGATGGCACTAAGTACGACTTTGGAAAAGACGGCTCGACTCTCAAGTGGAAAGAGATCGATAAAGTTGCAGCCGAGAATAAAAACGCATGGGACGCAGCGGTGCCCCTCGGTGATGCGCTCTCGGCCGGGTACGGTTTCGTCGGACAAAAGGCAAGCGACATCACCGCATGGTACTCAAAAGCCGCGGTAAGCAACGCAGGCGACGACCCCGAGAAAGCAAAGGCCAACATGCGGCACTTTGCCCGCCAGCAGGGTATTACCTACGAAGGGATCAAGCAGAAGCTCGACGAGGCCAAAGCGGATAACCGGATTGATGAAGCCCAATACAACTACTACCTTGGCGGCGCTCAACAGCTCAACGAAGGTAACTCACCGCAGCCGCCTCAGATGCAGAAGCAAGGCGTTGCACCAATACCGGGCACACCACAGGCACCAGCTCGTAGCAAAACCATCTCCCCTGGTATCGACCTACAAGGGCGGCGCGTCAACTACTCGGACATGGGCAAGCAGCTTGCAAACCGAATGAATAAGCGGGGGCGCTAGTGCCGAGTGTTGGAGTACCACTACCGCCACCGTTTAAGGGTCAAAACGATCAGCTCCCGGCGTTTTCGCTTGAAAACCCCTTTTGCGTACGGATGCAAAATCTAAACAATGATAGAGGGATCGTTTCGCTCAGGAAGGGCAATAAAAAATTCGCGCAAGTCACAGCCAATGCCCCTCGAGCGTTGGCGATTGCATCTTACGGCGACAAGCTTTTTATGGTCGTGGATGACTCAACCGCCTACGCGAGATTTTACGACATTACCACCGGCACGCCGTCCTCTGTATATGTGACACCAAACGACGGGTTCGGAGATAGAGCGGTAGAAACCTTATATTTCAACAACTACCTGTTTTTTTTCGGGGACGGAGGGATCGCAGGAGGCGGACTAATACCGGCATCCGACGGACCGGTTTATTACAACGGAAGCGCGTGGGGTAAAGCCACGTGGACCTACACCGGCAGCGCAAAACCGTTCGGGGGTGCTGTCTATAAAAACCGTGCTTACCTATTAGACTGGGGAACCGCTGACTATTTCTACACCAATATAGACGCAATCAGCGGAGTCACAACGCGCGTGAGTCTCGCAACCATCATCAGCGAGAAGGCGGAGCTTTTTGCAATTAAAAGCGTGTCGCTATCCGAGAACGTGACGCAAGAAAACTTGATTGCTTTCATACTGAGCAGCGGTGAGATTTTGATTTATAGCGGCTCGTATCCCAACTCTGAAAGTTGGCGCATTGTATCGCGACTAAAAACCGCGCCGCCGCTTTATTATAATTCTACTATAGACGCGAAGGGCGATACGTTTTTATTGACCCGAACGGAGATCCTGTCACTTCGCAACTTGATTGCTAAAGGCTACGATGCCGAGCGGCGCGAAGGAATCGGTGCGGCTATTGAAAGCCGGTATAAACAAATTATCCAAGCGCTTACAGGATCGAGTGGCACGACGCCGTTTACAAGAGGCGTATACGATAAAAAGAATGACCGGCTTATTGTATCGTTTGGGTTTTATGTCGACCCGTCGGTGGCGCCGGGAGTGGTTGGCACGGGGCAGGTCGGGTTTTTTCAACTAATTTACGATTTTGGGCTGGGCGCCTGGTACGAGTACTATCAGCTAACACCAGACACAACAGAGTGGACAAATATTGATATCACCGAGTTTAAAGATGGTGTTTACGTTTTAACCAAAGGGAGCAAGGGCGCAAATGTCTATGCTACGGCCCATTTAATTGAAGGGCAAACCGGCTACCTCGACGACAACATAGTAAGTGATACTCAGGGCGTCCCTTACAAGCTCACCTCGGCCCCTCACCCGCTCAACCGCTACGGCGTTGTGAAAACTGACGGCCTTGAGGTCATCATGAAAAGCGATATTTACTCGACCGCCAAGTGGCGCCTTATCGGCGATCTTGGAGCGCAGCAAACCGCCGAGCAAGTAACAAGCGGCAACGGCTCAAACGTAACTAAAACGTTTGTGAACCTCGGCATTGAATCGAATCTCGTACAGTATGAGCTCTCGGGCACCTCAACAACGTCCACCGTCGGCCTCGAGGTATACGGTACAAATCTTTGGGTTAATCCTTCGCAGGGGGTAGCGCGCTAATGGCTAAGTTCATCACAACGAAATACGGAACAAAAATCAACGTAGAAGGGCTCACGCCCAAGCAAATTGCCAAGGTGCGCACCACAGCAGAGGGAAAGGGCGCGTACGGTGCAAAAGGTGCCGCGCTTGCGCAAGAACTGAGGAAGCGCAACGAGACGAAGGCGACCACCGGTGGAAATACCACCGAAGGTGTACAAGGCGATCCGGGAATACCGATAACGAGCGAAACCCAAAAAGTTGATCTTGGTGTGACGCCCGGAACGGGAGCGATAGATCCAGAAAAAGCCGGCTCAGCGCTAACCGGCGCCGAAGAGAAGGACTCCGAACGGAACTTCAACATGAACAACCCCGGCGTCGAGGTCGATGCGTTTGGGAATAGAAGGATCATTGAACGAGATCCAGCGACCGGAGCAGTTTCAACCCGTATTGAGAGCGGAGCGCTGGCTACAGGGGCACAGGGGCTTTTAAGTGGTGCGATCTCCAATTTTGGAGCAAACGGCAATATTGACCTTTCGGGAGCACCGAGGATCCTTGAAACCGGCGACGTGCGAGACCAGGCGCAAAAGGTCGGTGATGCCAACTACTCGTACATCACCCGGAACGTGGAGCGCAACAAACGGCGGGAGCTCGAAGCAGCAAAACAAGAGCTTGCCGAGCGTGGTATTCCAATAGACTATGCCAACCCAGATTCGATGTGGAACAAGGCCACAGGTGCAATCAATCAACGGTATGACGATATCGACCAGGCCGCGAGCAATCAGGCAATCATGGGCCGCGATGCCAGCATGGGCGCACTGATATCGGGGCAAAGTACAGCGCGCAACGCGTTTGTTTCGGGAGCAACGACCGTTGCCGAAAACGCTCGAGCAAACCTAAACAGCTCTCTAGCCGCAAGCGGCGCGCTATCGGGAGAGTTCACCCCGTACGCCGGAGGGTCGGTTGATCAATCCGGGGTACTCGGTAACCTCGTCAGTAAGATGAGCGATGCAGAGTTAGCCCGCTACGGGATTGATAAAGATTACGCCGCCAAGCTACGGGCCATCAACAAGCCAAGTGGGGGCAGCGGTGGAGGCGCGGCGGTTCAGGATAACAGTCCAATTTTCATGGGGAGCCAAGGATGAGCCCAACTCAACCATTTCCATTACTCGGCTATGAAGATCTCACGGCCTTCCAAAAGAACGTCGCAGACGACAATTTTATGCTCAACCTTGGCCCTGCTATCTCAGGCGCTAAGTTTGATATGCGCACTTGGTCTCCTCAAGCTCAAGTCGGATCGTCGTTTGCGCAAGGGTTCCTGGGTGCTCTCATGCGGGGTTACGGTCAACAGCAAGTAGCGGATCAGACAAGGCAAGCCGCGGCACTTCTCCCCCTTCTCTACTCTGACCCTCAAAACGTGCAGCGGCCCGAGGGGATGGACGCCGATGCATTTGCGGGGCTTCAAGGGATGGCGCAGCTCAGGAAGCTACAGCAGCAAGCGTACCAACAGCAGACAAGGCAGGAGCTTTTTAATGACCTTTTGATGGAAGATGCGAAGGCTAATATCGGAGCAAAAAACGACATCAATAAAATCCTAATCGCGAAACTTGCAAGTGGAGATCCGCTCGAACGAAACGCAGCGCAGCGGATCATGGCAGGGCTCAAGGGGATAGACTTAGGCGACAGCGCGCCAAAAGTAACGCCTTTTGAAAAAAAGGTAGAGGAATACGGAGATCCCGACCTCGCGCGGCAAGCGGTCAAAGACGAGAATCCGGAGTTTAGGCAAGCCGATCTTTGGAAGATTGAACGGGAGTATACGGATAAACTTTTGACCGGCGACGAAGCAAGAAAAGCCCTTTCGATGAATAAGGCAACACGAAACATCTTTGAGGCATTGAAAAAAGAAAATCCGTTGGCAGCTTCAACGGCCATTTTTGAGTATGCAAAGCTACAAGATGCGCTGGGAACAGTGCGAGAAGGCGACGAAATGCGGGTATCTGATCCGGGTGGACCGCTTGGACGATTGGCACAGATACACAACGAGATCCTCGCAAAAGGAAAACTTACACCCGAGGCAAAAATAGCGATGCGTGAGCTTGTGCCAATTCTGCAAGATTCAACGTTTATGCAGTACAATCAGCTCAAAGATAGTTATCTTGAGGCCGCCAAACAGTACGGCGCAAAGCCCGAGCGGATCAAGTACGTACGACCGTTGGACATATCGAGCTACTTAGAAGATGCGGCAGCGGCACCGGTAGTAAAAGCACCAGATGGCAATTTGTATCAGATAGTGGATTAAATGGCCCCACCAATACCCATTACTCGAGCAGAATACGAAGCAAGGTTCGGCGGCGTTGCGGCACCTGTCGAGGCACCCGTTGCGGCGCCTATTCCTATTACTCGAGCCGAGTATCAGGCGAAGTTCTCTCCGCCCGTACCTTCGATATGGAGCGATCCGATCGACGCACTCACCTCTTACGATTGGTGGACAACTCGACCGGATGGCTCAAAGTCGGGGCTTATCGGCCCGGTGATGGCAGCCGGCCAGGGGCTCACGTTTGGCACAATGGACGAGATCGCAGCGGGCGGTAACGCCCTTCTAGACCGAATATTCAGCGGCGTTCCTCTCTCAGAGGCGTACGATCAGCGGCTTGAGCAGACGCGCGGGGTGCTCAAGGATTATCAGGAAACAAGCCCAGGGCAGGCGTTTGTTATTGAGCTCCTTGGCGCGGCGAACCTTCCCTTTAAGAGCGCCATCGGAGAGAAGGCAGGAATCGGGGCAAAAACGTTACAAGCGGCAAAAGAAGGCGGCACGCTTGGCGCCCTCTACGGGTACGGCAGCGGCGAAGGTGGGGCGTTGCAGCGCGCGGAAAGCGCAGCAATCAGCGGCGGGATAGGTGCCGGAGCGGGCGCGGTCCTTACGCCTGCAATCGAGGGAACGGTGCGCGGTGGGCAGTGGCTCGCCGATAAAGCAGCAGAGATCGGCATCACACCGAAAGCCCTGATCGACGACCTCGCCGAGGCGTTGTTCAGCGGCTCAGCAAGCTCGCAGCGCGGTTCTATAAGCAACCGCCCAACGGGCGCCGGGCTCACACCGGAGGAGCTATACCTTGCACGACGCCTAAAGAACGTACCAGCAAGCGAGATCGACCGTGCAGCGGTGGAGCTGGCAGAGGCGGATGCTCGAGGGGTTCCCCTCTACCTGCAAGAAGCGTTAGGGGATCGCGGTGTGATGAGCAACGCCAACCTAGTAGCAACGCAGCCAGGGACGGCCGGGCAAGCGGGGCGCGCAATCGAGGCGAGAACCGCGGCGACACGGGATCGTATGTCTAACCTCCTATCGGGTGTGTCAGACGAGATTGATCCGTATACGGGGGCACAACGGCTACAGAGCGCAGGAAAGAAGATAGTTGGTAAAGCCAAAGAGGACTTGAAAGAGATTGGCGAGGCGTTATATCGGCCAGCGTATGACCTCGCACCAACTATCGATGATCCGAAACTAGTGGAATTGATCGACAGCGACAAATACCTACGTGATGAAATCAGGAGCCTACAGAATACCGCCGAATATTCAAAGCTGCCGCAAAACTCGACTGAATTGTTAGTCAATTCGCGCAGCGGGCTCGACGACAGGATTAACAAACTAGCAGAGAAAGAGCCTAACTTGGCGCGCGCCATAAGAGTAGGCACGTACAATAAGCTCAATGAAATCATCGGCGATGCGGTGCCAGAAGTGCGCGCAGCCGATGAGCTCTACGCAGCAGCAGCTCAAAAGATCGACGACCTAAACAGCACGTTTCTGGGCTACCTCAACAAACTTGGACCTGACAAGATCGACAATGTGACGCAGCTTCTCGACCGGCCACCGACGCGCATCTCAGCACTTCGGGATAAGTTTATAGATGCCGGCCTTGAACAAGAATGGAACGCCGGCGTTCGGTCGGTTCTTGATCTGAAACTCATGGGCATGAAAAGCGGGCAAAACATGGCCGACCGGCTGGCAGGTGTCCCGGAGATGGAAAAGCAGATCCGCGCGGCGCTTGGTGATAAAGCCGATGACGTGCTTAGAGGTTTGTTCTTCGAAGATAAGATAGCTCGAGGTAAGAACGCTTACGCCGTAGGATCTCAGACTCAGCCGCGACAAGCCGAGGCCGAGGACGTAAAACAGGCGGCTTCGCTCCTGCAATCCATCATTGGATTGGATTACAAAACAGCGATGGCGAAGTTGTTTGATCAAGGGATGCCCGAGGATCTTGCGCAGGGGCTTGCGGATATTTATTTCAACCCCACCAGGGGCAAGGACACACTCACGCGGGTGGCTTCACTCCTCGATGATTACGCGCGGAACAGAAGGGCCGCCGATGCCGTCATGAAAGGCGCAAACGTTGCTACAACGCGCGGAGCAGCTACCAGCGCCGACGATTATATGGATCTCGGAACTGTTGGACTTAGCGGACGTTCGGGAACCACATCACCTTCATCACAAGCGGGAAAAACAGGATCAGCAAAATCACCACGATCAGAAGCACGTTCGTCGTCACCTGCGACTCAAGATAAGGCATCACCAAATCCAAAAGATTCTGAAGGAAAAGATCCCTCTTTTCGGCCTGTGTCATATACCGAAAACGATAGCCTGTTTAACGACCTTTTTGAAGGGGCAGATATGCGCGACGTAAAAGCGGTGGAAGCAGAGATTGATCAAGATGCGTACCTTTCGGCACTCTACGAGACAGAAAGCGGCCGAAACCCCAAAGCAAAAAACCCCAAATCCACGGCCTCGGGAGGGTTTCAGTTTATTAAGCGCACGGCGGCATCGCTCGGCCTCGAAGACCCGTTCGACTTGGATCAAAGCCTGACGGCGGTCAGAAGACTCACCGACGAGCATAAAAAGCTGTTTGGTGACGATCCGGCAGTGCTGTACTCGGCTCACTATCTGGGATCTCCCCTTCTCCGCAAAGTGCAGCGGGGCGCCGAGCTTACCGCGAAAGAGCAGGAGATAGTTGATTCGCTTCTACAGAAAGCATTGCCCCGGTTCCTCCGGATCTATAAGAGAGTCGCAGATCGTGACACCAACGAAGGCGGCGGGCAGGTGACGGCATGACCGACCCGATCCGGCTTTACGAGATAAACGGCGAGGTGTGCACGGTGCAGTGCGCAACTTTGGCCGCCCCGTTAGCGCTTAATCAAACGCTTGTGCCCGCTGTGACGGGTAAGCGAATCAGGGTCATGGGATGGATAGCGCAGAGCGGAGGCGCGGTTGTCGGCGCGTTTGGCCTTAAAAACGGCGCAACGGGCGCCTATATTATGTTCCTAAAACGGGTGCCCGCAATCACTGACGGGCTTATCGAGAAACTGCCCATAGTCGATTGCGGCTACATGGAAACTAGCACAGGTACTGCGCTCGGCCTAGATGTCACCGACGCAGCGGTAAACCTGACCGTTTTTTATATTGAATACACGCCATGATGCAGCAAAACGGGAACGACAAGCAGCAAACTCACTGCCCGTTCTGGGATGAATGGAAGGAACACAAGCACCGCGCGCTTGAGACCGTCGGCCGCGTCGAGGCAATCGAAGCAACGCTTGTGCGGGTAGCCGAGAACCTGAACCACCTGGCAACCCTCCCGGCGATCCTTGACCGGCTTGTCGAGTCAGCAACGGGGCGCGACCATGTGCCCACGCGCGTGCTCCTCGTTATCGTCGGTACAATGGGTACGGTGATTCTCGGGCTTGTCTTTACGATAGTTTTTTTACTGACGGGTGAGAACGTCGGGTGGATTAACCAGCTACACAGGTGATACATGCAAACAAAACCGCTCATCGCTTCTAAATCGTTCTGGGGTGCGCTGATTGCGCTCCTCCCGGCCGCTTCTGACACCGTACAGCAGCTTCTTGGCTCGGGCTTTCTCCCTCCCCATGTCACACCATGGCTCGCCGGTGCGGGCGCGTTGTTGGCGCTCCTGGGGCGCGTAACGGCAACCTCACAGATCAGCGGGGTGTTGAGCTCGAAATAGATGCGCCGCGCCGCTCGAGTCGATGCAAACCACAAAGAGATCGCCGACGGCCTCCGGGCTATCGGGCGCTCGGTGTTATCGCTTCATCGGCTCGGGCAGGATGCGCCGGATCTACTCGTTGGGAACGGGGATCACAACATCCTCGTTGAAGTGAAAACCGCAAAAGGTAAACTCAGCGACGGGCAAAAAGCGTTTTTCGAGTGGTGGCGCGGTCCTCGGGCGGTTGTGCGTAGCCTCGAGGAAGCGATAGAAGCTACATCACCAAAGCATTGATCAGCCTTCCTCCTTCGGCGGCTCGGGTAGCGGCATCCAGTGGGTGACGTCAACCAACGCATCCGTTTCCCCATCATAGCCAATGATGTCGTATCCTTCCCAAGCAAGGCTAGTTCCACCTACTGCTCAGGTGTTTTCACTAGAAGATCCCTATCATTTTAACTTTTATCTTTTCCCAGATTCGGGTGTGTCTTTGCTCTTGGTGCGGTGGCAATTTGCTGCGCTCTTCTGCCTCTTTTTTGCGCATATCAATGATAATATCAACAATCTCTTGATCTGTTATTTCGCATCCAGCATGGTAGCCAGTAACATAAGCTTTCTCGCAAGCTGCCTTAACAGAGTGAGTGTCTGCTATTTTGTTGCAATACTCCTCCGCCATCTCTTCAGGTGTTTTCATACTTCCTCCACCATCTTCAGCAATTGTTTCACTTGAGCATCACTAGCAGCAGCCCCAGCAGCATCCCAAGCAGCAGCCCAAGCAGCATCACAAGCAGCAGCCCCAGCAGCAGCCCAAGCAGCATCACAAGCAGCAGCCCAAGCAGCAGCCCTAGCAGCAGCCCTAGCAGCAGCCCAAGCAGCAGCCCTAGCAGCATCACAAGCAGCAGCATCCCAAGCAGCAGCCCAAGCAGCAGCACAAGCAGCATCCCTAGCAGCAGCATCCCAAGCAGCAGCCCAAGCAGCAGCTAGTTCTATTTTTGTTGCTTCTCCATGTGCGAACTTTTCCGCTACTACTAACGCGGCTCTGCTACAC